TGCGTAGCTGTTGTAACAAGATTAGCTTTTGACATTCCGATGCTCCCCAGTAGTAATCGTATAAAGGGTTAGGACAAATTTGAACAAAAGGACATTCGCCTTTTAAGAACATACTTGCGCCAGGTCGATCATAAATAATGACACGGGGAGAAGCGATAGTGACTACTTGGTAGTCCTCTGTTTCATCGTTCCATACCCATAGTTCGTGCATCTCAATCGTATCTTCAGCAACACGGGCTTTGTAACGGTTCATGCCGTACAAGTCCATATTAATGTTGCCGTAGATGGTTGGATTGGTTTGCGACATCACAATACGATTTACTGCTTCAGGAATATCTGATTCGTTTTCGTGATAGCCAGTACTGACACGGGAAACAATTTCTTCCCGCTTTGGATGAGAATACAGACGGGCATAGAGGTCCGACTTGGTTATGTAATAAGTTTGAACGATGGCTTCTTGCCTGTCTGTATAGGGTGTATCTTCGCGCAGCACCCCAATGGCAGACGGTTCAATCATGTACGGATGAATACCGTTATTCATTACCAATTTAATAAAGGTGGTGTTGTACACCAAAGCCCAATTTAAAGCGGTTGAGAATACTTGGTCTGCGTTGGAATTAAGCCACTCATCATTGAGGGCTTGAGTAAGAGAAGGTGACTTGCGATGCTCAATTGGATTGACTGAAGCACCAAGAGCAATAGAGAAGCGAGTTGTTTCGGCTGAGTAAAGAAAGCTAGTAAGCTGATCTAAGTGCGGATTAATTTTATTAAAGTACGCTGGTGGTTCTTCTGGACCAGTACCAAATAAATAATAAGCTCTTAGTGTTGAGTAATCTCCCCGTCTTTCTTCTTTAGACACCAAGCATTTTTGCATGATGTCTAAATAAAAGTTTTCTCTGTCTGTATTATTTGACGGGATTCTCATTTTTTAATTTTCAGATTATCTGGATCTCTTAGCGTTGAACTTGGATCTACTCTAGGACCTGAGTTTATACCAGCCTGTTGTGGTGTCAAGCCTATTGATTCACCTTTTACAGATTGTATTGCACGACCAGTTAAAAGTGATTGCATATTTAATCCTTGGAATCCGCCACCCCAGATCGCTGCATCACCCGCCCTGGCTTCTTGAGGTTCGGGCTTCTTGAGGTTGTCTTTGTTGACACCTTCTTTACGGGTAGCGTACTTTTCGGCATCTGCGTATTCTTTTTCGGTGAATTTGTTTTTACGCGAGAGGTAGTTCGTTTGGTGCTCACCTTCTCTGGTGGTCTTGATGTCTGACATACCAAATTCCATAGCCAACTGCTTAGTTGATTTATCCGTAAACTTAGTTTTTGCGCTAATGAATGAGGGCGCTTGGAGGAATACCTGGAGGACTTCTTCATTACATCCTTTCATTGGGCATTTTGCTGCCCTGCTTTCAAAGTAACCGTGCTTTTCGCAATGGTAATCGTGTAGTACTGCCATGTCTATCCCCTTTCTAACTGGTCATCTAAATCGTTAATACTATAATCATACTTGTTTGTAATACCTACTTTAATCTTAATCTGTCCATCTACTACTTGTAAAGAGGTAGATCGTTGCAAAGATGGCGTAGCTTGCTTGCGATACTGAACAAACTTAGTGTTATCACGGTTTTGCATGATGGCTACTTCCCCGTCACGGTACTCTGTGTAGCCTTTTGATACCCGTCTTTGCACATATTCAGTCATAGGTTCGGTTTCATCTAGGAAAACCATCTTGATAATGCTGGTAGATAAGCCACAAAGCTCGGCAAATAGATCAATAGAGATCCCTCTTTCCTTGTCTTTAAGGAACTTTTTAATGATTCTTTTGAGTTCAGCCCTAGGAATAGATCGTTTAGCTCTCTCCATATACGCCAATTCTCTTTAAGTAATCACTCACATTCCTTCCTACCGTGAGTTGTTCAGGGGTAAAGTCATCTTGAACCCGTGAAACAGTCCTTGTAATCTTCTGGGCGATCAATCTAGGCTGTACTTGTTCTGCAAAAGCAGCGCAAGCTAGGGCAGAAGCAATCACTCTATCATCCTTATTTCTGCCAGATGCTTCGATTGATCCGCCATCTCTGACCATTGTTTTCATTTCCTCAATGGTGTCCATGTCGTATATGTCCATCATGCCACGCTCAAAAAAGTCTTTCATGTAGGTGAGCATCCTCTCCTTAGTAGCAGAAGTAGTTAGCCAGCCAATTGAGTTGGAGATCCCGCCAAGGGTGTCATTCCTGCGCCAGATGTAGTTTTGCATATTGGCGTACACATCCATGAGGTCTTTACCCATAGCGCTACCCATTGCAGCAGCTTGGCGCTTGAGATTACGCAGCTCATTGATAACCGCCTGACCTGGACCATTGATTTCTAGGTTTAATGTAGAGTTTTTGTAAGCGCCAGCTAAGTGAGCGATCACCCACGCAAACTGATAGGTATTCATTTCCGATGTAGCAAAACTCGCAACTTGTTCCATGCCGTCAGCATAAACACGGTAAACCTGTATGCAAAACCGATCAGCCCAATCAGAAGAACCGTAGGCAGGATCAGCACCAATAACATAGTAAGCGGTATCAACGGGTTCTTCCCAAACTTTAAGAGTAGCCAATCGTTCTGTTGACTTAACCACTTCAGTATCTTGGAAGTTAACCCCGAAACTGTAACGGTAATAATCGCAAGAAATTCGTTTAATTTTTTTAACGGCATCGGTACACCTCGCATTAGAAAAGAAGCTAGAACCTGTCATCACAAAGGCATAGTCCTCTGTGGGCGGAAACTCTTGGTACATCAAGCTATCGTCTTTAATACCCTCATAGAGCTTCCAGCGCCACCAAGCAATTTGACGAGAATTGATTTCAAAGTCATAGAGTTTTTTAATATCTCGTACCCACTCCTTTTCCTCGCCCGTGAGCTTGCCATCCCAATACACTTTGTAAGTATTGCCTTCAGGATCAAGTGAGTACAACTCGTTACGCCACCAGCCACAGAAAATCGCTCGCTGCGTTCTAGCACGCTTGGCGGTGACATACATATCGTGAAACATATTGAACCCCCGTGCGGTTGATTCAAAGGTGTACAGGCGGTCTGGGTTTGTTTCCGCTAAAGAAGCCAGGAGTGAAGCCAATCCTTCTTCATCTCCCCAGGATGAGGTTTCCGTGCCGTGAAGGTATGTAATAGCCTTGCCACGACCAAGACTTCCTTTTGCTCGTAACCCTGCGACTTGATAAAACATACGGCTGCGGTTCTTGAGGGAAAGCTGATTCCGATTGTGGGCAAGTAAGGGGATGCGGTATTCCTTGGGTAAACCATCCATATACATGGCAAGGGTTGATCGGAACATATCCCGATTTTCTTCCGTATCTGTTGTAAGTGTGCCTTGCAGCCCTGGGTGGATGAAGTGCCAGTACAGGTCAAGGGCAAGTGAGATTGTGGTGATTCCAAGCTGCCTTCCTTTCAGAATGACGAAAAAATGAACTCCCTCATCCAAACCCCTTTTGATTTCATTCATCACATAGGTCTGGCTACCCAGGAGGTTGCCCATCTTTTTTAAACCCTGCTCTTTTGTTTCAATCTGGAGTTGGGCGCAAAAATGGTAAAACTGTTTTAGATTAAAGTTGCTCATGTAATGATCCAGGGCAATTTGTTATCAAAGCGTTTGAGCATTGCTAAATTCCCTATTTCAAAGAACTCTTTTTGAACGCCACAAGATCCACCTAGGCGAAAGTTAAAGGTATGTTGTTTGGTGCTTGTAAAGTGCGGAAAGACTTGTTTTGCAGTAGCGTAAAACATACGATCTACTTGGGGGTTAGAATCGTTTAAAACAATAGCAATTTGCTTTAAAAGATTGGTTTTCATACCCCACATACACCAGTCAACAAAGTGGTGATTAGGTATATTCCAAACGGAGCTTTCTTCGCCAAGGGCTTCGCAATTATCAAGAAGAAGAAAATTGCCTTTCTCATCGTGTATCTTGCGAAAAGAGTAAGCCCAGTCATATCCTTCTTGGATCTTCTCCATAATGGTTTGGACATGATTCTCCTCATACCAATCGTCATCGTTGCAAAAGAAGGTTACATCTTCTGTAACCAATTGTGGTGCAGCAGATAACCAGCGTTGACCAGCCCATCCATCGCCACCGATCTTGGCATCCCAATAGCACAGCAGCACATCTGGATACAAGCGCTTTAATTCTGCAAACCGATTAAAGTCTTGGTCGCACAAGATGTAATGCAAGCAAGGGTAGGTTTGGTTCTTAACGCTTTGGATGCAATTTCTTAACTGCTCTGGGCGCTTGCCATTAGTAACGGTTATTACGGCTGCGGTTTTCATTGGTGCTTACTCAATTTCTTAGTTTCAAAGTTTGGCAGATCCCAGTACGCTACCTTTAGCCTGGCTGAATGGTTACGAGCGAGAAGGATCAATTCTTTTACGATCTGCTCCGAGTAATGCTTCTTCCATTCATCCACCAGCTTGATCTTGGACCTCTTTGTTCGGCAAGACAAGGCTTTCATCATTTCGGTCTTAAAGACTTGGCGCTGCTTGCACAGATACTCCCAATCCTTAATGCCGTGCATCCCCATCCTCAGGACCATCAACAATAGATTTGAGGTATTCAATTTCTGCTTGGGCTTTAATCAGGAGCTTGGAGCTTTCCCCGTGCACCCGCATTAGTTCATGGAAGATTTGGTCCTTGTCCATCCGCCAGATCCTCTCCATGTACATCTTCTTAGCTTCGTCATTAGCTCTTTCAATGTACTGCTCTACGGTCATTGTTCCATTGGCTTCGTTCATTCGATTCTCCATACTCTTACCCCGTTCCCTTCTTTTCTAGCGGTAAATTTCATGCCTGTGCGTTTGCTAATCCGATATTGCAAGTTACACATAATTGTTACTTTGGCTTCTGGCGCAAAGAAGCTGTCACCTACATTCATTTGCTTGTAGGGATAAATATTTCGCTTCTTTTCGATAGGAAGGGGGATTCCCTTATCAATCTCTAATGTCATATACTCTCCTTCATCAACTAACCATATAATACACAATATGATTCATACATACAATGAATACCATCTTGGGGATAACCTAGTTCATCTTCATTACTTGCGTAAAATCTGTGAGCAAAACCCTGACTTAGAGTTCGTACACCATTGCAATCCTGCGCTGCACTTCCAGTTAGAACCGCTGGTGGAGTTTATGCCTATAGAGATTGCAGGGCTAAGTATTCCGCCTGGCGCAATTAATTGCTGGATTGGGCGCGATAACTTCTTTTATAACCACCCGCTACGGGAGAATTGGGTTACTTTCCATATCTGCTGGTTTGATTACCTGTCCGATCTACTAGAAGTAGCTAACCCAATAGCTTGTAAGGAGGACTTTTGGTTCGATTACCCAGGGCTAAAGGTGCTGCCACCCATGAATTACGATTACCTGGTTATTAACAGCCCTCCCGCAAGTAACCAATTACCCGATTTTAACCCTGATTTCTTTAATAATATGGTGCGAAACCTGTGTAATGAGGGTAAGAAAGTCATCACTACAGCCCGTACAGGGATGGCGGAATGTACCTTAGATCACGGAATCACCGTCACAGGCATAGGCGCTCTATCTAAGGGCGCGAAACACATCATCGGTGTTGCCACAGGTCCGATGTGGACTACCTTCAATGTTTATAACGCTCAGACGGTCAAGACACGCATTTTCTACTGCGCTCATCAAACCGTGAACCTGACCAATAACACGATTACCAAGAAGCGCCTAATTTAGAAAAACATGATTTTTTTTCTGGGGGGATGGTGTTGGGGTGCACGCCCGCCAGCAGTCCAAGTCCAACTAAAATGGGCAACTAAAAAAATAAATATATTTGTAATGATTAGCGCGCCCTTTCCC